CCAAATAGTTGATTCACCAGTTTCAATCCACTCACACTCAAACTCCTGTCGCCAAGCATCTACTGATCCGATTGCCTGTCTTGTATTCTCAGCCCATGCTTCATCTCTGCCAGGTACCTCATTCCAGAGTATCTTATCATATCCCCATCCGTTAGTGCCTTCTTCAGCACCAGTATATAATGTATGAAAAAGGTTACCTGTACCATTTGCAGTAGAACATACAAATACTTTAGATTTCTTCGATGATGTAATAACAGGAAAGACTGATTTCCAGAACTCTTCAACCAAGTGAGGTTCAATGAAAGCCATTTCGTCAATTACAAGACAGTTTACAGATTGACCACGAGCAGCTGTACCAGTTGTAGTTGTAATACCTATACGACTGCCATTCTCAAGTGTCATAGATGTCTTTGCATACTCTTTAACAGGCGGCTTAAGCCAGTTAGGTAACTCCTCATATGCCATTCTAACCCTCTGAAAAATCTCAATAGCAGTAGCCTCTTTGTTCGCTACTAATAGAATCCTCTGATCCTTCGTAAAGCATGCCTGCCATAATAGGAAGATAGTCATCATTGTCGACTTACCTATCTGTCTAGATGCTAATAATACAAAAAACCTATTATCACGCATCTTTCTAATAGCGCGCTTTTGACATGGGTGTAGCTGAATTTTTTCCTTACCTCTATCTAGGTTAATAATATGAAAGAAGTTCTCAGCAAAGTATAGTATGTTCTTACTAGCCTTTTTAAGGTCTCGTATTTTGTCCTTGGTCCACTCCCCCTTCCAATTCGAGTTTGGAAGGTTGGTATTACCCATGTAGAACATATTATTTTCTTTTCCCATTGAAAATATTTATACCTAGACATAAATAAATATATGTCTAAAGATGATATTAATAGCTTAGGTTCAGTATACGGGGGTATGTTGAACGGATTGAAGAAGGATCTTATTAAGGAAGGTAAGATAGGTCCTAGTGAGATAGGTGATGCTGCTTTACAAACCGGAGGTCCAACTAAAGAAGGTGGTTTTGCAGAAGCTGAGGTAGATATCGAAAAACTTACTGATAAGGAAAAAGAAGATAACTTATATAATATTAACAAGTTGTCGTATACTAGTAGTTATATGCCTGAAGAGGATGAGGAAGGTAAGCATGATGACAAAGATGGTAAGAAAGAGAAATGCGACTATGTTGACTGTGAAGAAGACAAAGAAGATGAAGAGGATGCTGAAGAGAAGATTGATCTTATGAATGCTTTTGATAAGGGAACAGATCCAGAGGATAAGGATACTGATGAAGATAAGCTTATTGATAAGAAGCTTTTTGGTGATGAAGAGGATGCTGAAGAACGGAGCGATGGTACTGATGACGGTGAATGTGAAGAGTGTGGTGGCTTAGGATGTGAGCCATGCAATGGTACAGGTGAAAAAAGCGAAGAAGATGAAGAAAGTTCACAAATATCAGAGAAAATCGCACAAGATGGCTTAAATAATTTTATGAAACAAAAATCACAGTTTGATAGTCTCTACAATAAGGTCATGGTTTCAGAAAACTTTGACGAGATGGAATCCGAAGATTTTGATGCTCTTGGTATTGATACCGAGGCACAAGATGAAGTAGAAGGTGGTGATGAAATCACCGTTACACTTTCAAAAGACGTTGCACAAGCACTTTGCGATGTTCTCCAAGCTGCCATGGGTGAGTCAGACAGCGAAGACGGTGACGAAGCTGAAGCTGCTACTGAAGGCGCATTTGGCGAAGAAGACGAAGAAGGTATTGATACTGGTTCAACACACAGTGGAAAATACGATGACGGTAAGAATAACAAGGTAGGTGATCTTAAGACCGCTGCTGCAGCTACTGCTAAAGGTGCTGATAGTAAGCTTGATAGCGGATCTAACCTCAACACTTCATACAACGACGGTAAAAACAATAAAGTCGGTAGCCTTTCAACAGGTACCCGCGCTGTAGATTAATTTGAAATAAAAACATAAATTAAAACCTGTTGAGTCGTATGATTCAACAGGTTTTTTATTAAATACTATTATGATTACCTTTAAGGAGTACTATCAAGGAGACAAATATAGTGTTGCTCTTGCATCTCCTAATAATGGCAAGAGTATGATGAGGGGTGATAGGAAGCATCAGAACCTGATGAAGAAGGACCACCTACATAAAAGCCCGTATATTAACAACCTTGTTAACGGTGGAGCTGCTCAAATTAAGTTAATGGGTCAACCTCTGCTTAATACACTATCACAGTATGGAATGGACTTCCAACCCGGTAAAACTAAATCACTTGGTAACTCTCATGTTGAGGTGAAGATGTTTGAAGACGAGGAGGGTAATCAGTGCGGAATGTTAACTAAAAAGTAAAATGGCAGAGTGTAATCAATCTAGACTAAACTGCACACCAGACGAGATTATGTCTGTTGCTAATGCAGCCTGTAGTAGTATAGTTAGTCCTGATGGTTATAACGCAGAACAGTTGGTCTTTGATCAATCCTTTAATGATTTAATTAACAATTTTGGAGTTGAGGTGGACTACTATATACATACGTTTAACTTTAGGAGCGCTGACACTCTCTACGGGGAAGAGCCTACTGCAGTACTTTACGGTCCAATACCTGTTAAAATGTACATAGAGCTCAGCAATGAAGGACTAAGCTTACAAAAATTCGGTTTTGATACTCAAGATGACTTTACCGGATATGTACATATTAAGACATTTGAAGATACATTATCTGCTAGAGACTTATTCATCCGTACTGAACGTGGTGATATACTACCACTATCAGATTATGTAGATGAGCTTGAGACAGAAAATGGTTCAATTGATATAGTAACTGAGAATGGCTCAGAGCAGCTTATAGTAAATGACACATTATCGGATTCTTTGACCGCGCTATATGGTCAAACAGAGTATGAAATTATCGATAAGTTCATTGAGACAAATCATAAGTTAGAACCTAAGTCTGGTGATCTTATAGACTTCGTACAGCTAGGTTGCGATAGACCTGGTGATAGGTGCTCAAAAATATTTGAAGTAACTGAGAGAATGGATCAAGATATTGCTGGAGGGCTTAACCCAGCTCTTGGTCATTATGTATGGAGGTTAAGAGCTAAGAGATACGAGAGCTCGTTTGAGCCAGGTGCGCCTACAGAATGTGAGAACGAACAAGTTCACGATAATCTGTTTAATGGAGTAACTGATACAGATATTGCTACAGATGATGTTTCTGAAGCTAAGTCGTATCCAGGAGATATAGACGTTAAGTCAAAGGATATATTTGATATGGATGTTAATGATACCGATATTTACGGATCGTATTATTAACTAACTCTCATCCATACATATACACCATACTCCGGTGGGACGTTATTGTGGGATTTGCTACCACCTGCATCCAATATACCTCTAATACCTGTATTGTAGGTGGATCCTGGATTATGTGTTTGTTCAGGATCATCTTTTGTTAATTCAAAGGGAGACGGGCTTTGTCCGTCGTAATTACCATTAGCACCAGAAAATCCATGCCTATGTACAGGCATTTCTTGTTGTGTTAGAGTGTGTTTGTATGCACCTCTGTTGCCGTTACCTGCATTAAATGTAGGGTCACCTTGATCACCCCTGTTACCTTGACCAACTAAAAATCTACCTTGTGATGTCTTTTGCCAAGTTCCAATACCTAAGAAGGAACCTGGATTATTGTTATTCACAGTCATGTATACAGCACCGATTGGATACAGACCACCTAAAATCTCATTCTTAATAGCCTGAACATCTGTAAACCAGTCTGCGCTATTACTCTTAACTGTAGTATATGTACTATCCCATGTATCGCTATCGTCTTGTACTCTCTGATATGTATCATTCCAGTTACCACTTACAGCCGCTATAGGTGAATCATCGTATTGAGTTGCCCATACTCCACTCAAGCTACTAACTTTATCATAAGCAATATCCCAAAATGTTTGCGCACCATCAACTCTTTGATAAGTTGTCTCCCAGTTAGCACTATTAGATTCAACTGTCGTATAAGTATATGTCCAGTTAGGATCTATGATAACAGGCTCTATGCTGTTAATAATATACTCTGTAATACCACTTACCGGTGTAACGTAGTTTGTGTTATCCTCTACTATAGGTATTAGGGATTGCTGATTAGGCTCACTAATTACTCCAAGATCTGTGAATTTAAGAATGTTCATATGTTTATATTTATGTGTCTAATGTAAATTAACCCAACAACACCCAAGTAGTTCCGTCCCAGCCTCTAAATTCCTTAGTAACATTGTCAAAGTATATAGTACCTTCGTCCGGAGTTATCGGTTGAGCATTACCCTTTAATACTAGCGCATTTCTAACAACTGACTTACCGGTATCAGTGACATAGAAGTCTGCTCCAACACCACCATTATCAGCTAACCGGTTTTGATTACCAACTAATCCTATACCCTTATTTTCAAAGCCACCGGGTGAACCAGTACCGTTAGCTGTTATAAAGCCGCCATCACCACCAGCAATTGTAGATGCAACATATATGTTACCCTCCGTAGTCAATATACCATTGGACTGAGGGGTCTCGTTACCAATACCAACACGACCGTCAGCATCAATAATAAATCTATTAGTGAAAATACCATTAGTTAAGACCTCATCCGGAGTCATGCCGTCGGTGATACCAGAATCACCAATAGTATCAAATCTAAATTCACCTGATGCTATCCGAACCCGGTCAGGGCCGGTGGAGGGAGCCAAAATACCGTTATCATTACCGTTGAATATGATTAATTCACTTTTCTGTACTGTACCATCATATCTACGTTCACCTATAAATGCGCCAGTATCAGCATACGTACCAGCGAAACGAATGTAGTTATGATTAGGTAGTAGTCCAGTCGCATCGGCAACCTTTTCACCAACCATTATATTACCTTTAACGTGTAGCTGTTCTAGTGGGTCTAGTACATTAATACCAACTTCACCACTATCTGATATTATCATCCTCTGAGTTGCTACAGGATCACCACCAGTAACGAAGGCTAAGCCGTTATCTTTCTGTATGATTCGTGTATCATGTCCCTCACTACGTGAAGTTTTAAAGTCAATATATGGATTATCAGTGCCTTGGGCGTCGATTATTTCTAAACCACCAACATTTGAATTAAGGTTAAATCCTGACGCTGGAGTAGATCCACCTGAAAGGCTCATATTACCAGTACCAATAATATTACCGCCTACAGTTAAGCTACCTCTTGTATAAGTAGCACCACCATCAGTAACATATAAATCTGCACCAACTCCACCACTTTTAATTAGTCTACTACTATTACCACATATACCAATACCACCTATTGTACCATCTTGTGTAATAAATCCAGCACCACCTATAGTAGCACCAAGTAAGGCAATATCACCATCTTGTATCTGTAGCTTATTCTGTGGATTGAGCTCACCTATACCAATATTACCATTACTAGAAATTACAAGAGCATTACTAATAATGCTACCATCACCTCCAACATCGAAGGCTAATTTACCAGTTGTAGTAGACTTAATGCGTGTATCATAATTATTAGCTGAGCTTTTAAAATCAATGACTGGTGTACCACCATCTTTTCTAAGTTCTATCCTACCATCTGGAAGAAGTCTTGTTGATGTTCCAGTGCCTCTAGTACTGATAGATGCATTTGAGTCTACGTGACCATCAACATTAACAGTACCTTCAATGAACATTTCACCATTACAAGCACTAACCTGATTTAGGAATAATGTTGTATCACAGTAGACACTTCCTGCGCCTCCTAGGGCGTTAATATCTACCCACTGACTTGAGCTTTCATCCTCGTCAACATAGTACATGAATAAGTCACCGTTAGTTGAATCGAACCATAGGTCACCGTTAGTTAAATCTTCTTGAGCTGGTGCAGTCGCTGAAACATTTACACTTGTGGACTTTTCCCATACAGCACTTGACGTTTGTACTACTGTTGTTGTGTCACACCACTCTTCACTATTACCACAACTAGCAGATAATACACCAGTAACTATCGCATCACCATCTGGAGTTATGCGAAGTGACCGTTGCGTATTACCATCACCACCGGTAAAGAAGTCAAGGTTATTGTTAGCATTACTCACTATACGTGAGTCAAAATCTGTACCTAGAGCAGCCTTAAAATCTATTAATGCTCCACCACCATCTTTAGCTAATTCAATTGTTCCAACGTCTCTGATGGATACAGCAGAGGTTCCAGGATCATCAGTTATTTTAATAGTACCACCCTTTATAAAGAGTTTGTTACTAGGTGTTTCAGTACCTATTCCAACGTTACCACCTTGAGCTACATACAAGTGTGACTCAGTAAGAGAGCTAGCTCCAGCACCACGCAAACCAATACCACTACCGGCTGGTCCCTGCCCAATATACCCCCAGTTATTATTACCATTTGTATCAATCGCAATATCACCACCTTTAACAGTTACTTTGCTTATTGTTTGATCCGTATTAACTGATAAGTTTCCTCTAGTTACAGCATCACCAGCACTATTAACATACAAATCAGCCCCGTCTCCATCATTTTCAATTAGCTTGTTTGAAGCACCAGCCAGTCCAATACCACCAGCCGTTCCATCCCGAGTTAGGAATCCTAATCCACCGTTTTCAACACCGGATAAGCCAACCCAACCTACATCAACCTGAACGTTACCCTGTACATTTAATGCTTCTGCACCTCTTTGCAGTGATCCTACTGTAACCTTTTCTGCTACCTCAACAGAACCACCAACTTCAAACCCACTCAATTCTGATATAAGTATGTCTTGATAGTGAGTAAATGACGATAAACTATGTATCTCGGTAGCAGTAAGAGAATTAATATTACCTATACTGCTGTTAGACATGTCAATAGGTGCACCATTACAAGCACTAACGGTACTTAAATATACTGTTTCATTACAAAAATCACCGTCCCAGAAGTCGCTTAGAGTATTAACTGTACTATATACGGAATCCCATTGACTAGATGTAGCAGCTACTGAACTATAAACACTATCCCAAAAGAATGATCTATTAGATACTGTTATGAACGTGTCTTGCCATCCACCTGAGAGCGCTGCAAGATTATCTATACCAAGACTGACGTAGTAATAATCACCAACCTCTTGTATGTCTGTCTTGTATGTAATAGTATCGCGAGCTATAGCAAGCTGCTCTGACCCGTTTAACTCAAGACTAAGGTTTGTGTTATTTGTTATCTGTGGTAGTTGTGAAATAGGAATTCCTGGGACCATACCATTATTTAATAGATACAATAATATTTGCCGAGATAATTAACCATAAAACTACCATATTACATATCAAATTAGGTGATTAATATTGAACCATATACTCCACCATCGTAACTATAGTCATTACCAACATTGGTTGCAGTTGGTGTCACCGTATTACCGGCGACAAGTATGGGAGTAAAATCCGTCGCGAAGTCAGCCGGTGTACCGTAGTTGGTCTCTATCGTACCGAAAGAAGCCATCTCTATCGCTCCAGACGTTCCATCAGATGGTGTACTAATTACCGCCGGTGAAGACATGTATATATGCCCATTACCGTAAACCCTAACCCCAGCTGTTATGTTGTTTGTAATATTCACATTCGAAATCTTAGCGTAGCTATTACGTCTTACAGCTATTACAGCATCAGTGATACCGTCCAT